CCCGCTAAACCGGCGCAAAAAATTCTGATGAACCCAATCGCCCAACCCGGTGACTTCCGCTACATGGACCCGCCGAATCTGCCTCCGTACATCGGAGAGTTTCTCCGGTATCTCGTCGAGACGATCAAGAAACGTTCTGGATCATTGGACATCTCCGGCATCGCCAAGAAAAAGCAAGTGCCGGGAGGTGAAGCCATCGAACAGATGAGGGAGACGTTGAGCGGTCCATTCCAATTGGAAAGCCGCTACCTTGAGATCGCATTAGAAGAAGCTGGGTCACAGATGGTATCGAACGTCTTCCAGTACGCCACTTTAAGCGGACGTATGAGAGTGCTGGGGGCAGACGGGATGACGCCGGAAGACTTCGATTACGACGCTGGGACCATGGTTCCTTCCTCGGCACCGAAGGAGGATTTCTGGCGGGCATTCAGTATGAAGATCGCTCCTGGATCGACTCACGGAACGAGTAGAATGCAGAAGGAGGTGAGGGCGGCCACGTATTTCAAGATGGGCGCTCTGTCACTTCACGGTCTTTATCGGCAAGCGGAATTCCCGGAGAACGCAGACCTTGTCATACAGGAAATGCAGAAAGAACACGAGGCGGGTATTGGTGGAGGGCCGAAGGGTGCAGGAAGAACGCCGCGTCAAACGAGAAGTCAGCGACAGGGCTCACCCGTATAGCGCCTGGACCCCGTTCACCTTGATGTCTCTCTACCTTCACGTACAAAGAGGGGGTTGGGGGTACATGGTTGTGGTACGCGATCTTGGTCAGTGGAAGCATCCGAACGGAGAGCGCGGTGGCACGATGCTCGAACTATCGCTGAGTTGAGTCCCACGTGGGACTACCGCCATCACTCGTATCCCTCCAAGAGAATCCTTTGAACCTGGAGGTAGTGCTCGTACTTGACGATCACTACCAATGGCTTGTTGGTGATCTGGTCCTGAACAACTATTGGTCGTCTTAGTTGGCGCAGCGCCTTAGCATTTAGAAGCCTCAGTTTGCTAGTTCCGATGTACTCAAGATTAGGGTCTACGAATGGGAAGTGAGGAATCTCGGAAGTCCATAGTTTCAAGTCTTTAGGGGTAGCCACTGATCCAAGAATAGCCAGAAAGTGAGCAACTGTCTAGACACGTTGGGAAGCATCCCCTTTCATTGACTTGTAGTACGTTTATTACAGCCTCAGGTTCCGTTTGAGGACTTTTACGAAGGGAGGCCCACCATGGCACGTCGGGGAAAGAAAGGCCGCAAGCACGGTCGCAAGTAACCCAACACGCCTCCCGCTGGGGTGGCCCGGTGGCGTGCCTAAGTCAAGAAAATAGGCCACCCTTTATTCCAGCATGACCACGGAAAAAATTTATGGCCAGAAAGAAGGGCAGGAAGAAGGCATCGCGCCGTAACAAGCGCGTGTACCGGAGATAGTCTATGAAATACCCTCAAAACTTTCACGCAACTTCGAGCAAGGAGAAGTTAGCCCAAGGCCCGAAAGATATGCCGGATCGAGGCGGTCCCAAACCGAACGCCCATATCACGGCAACCCAGGTTTCCCTCAGCCGTAAACCGAATCCAGTCGCCGCCTTCGGCGATAGGCAGAGTCATGGCGAGCACTCGCACGACGGGGCCACGCTTGTCAATTTGTCGAGGAAGGCAAGCAGCCCATACGACAAGGACGGGATGAGCGAGACAACTATGCAGCACTCGTTCGAAGGGAAGAATCGGACCAAGAAGGCGTAAATGGCCACGGGCACCACACCTCCGCTGCCTCCTGACATTATCCAGCAACAGCAGGCCCCTCCAGAGCAGCAGCAATCGGTATTCTCAGCGCAAGGCGTCAATCAGCCCCAGGATGGGATGCAGGTCGTGCAACAGGTGATGGGGCAGATTCAAAAGCTCGACCAGTGGGTGGGTGAGACGAAAACCCTATTGGAATCCTTCGACCCCTCATTGGTTCCACTGTTCAAACCGATCGCCGAAGCGGGCATGAAACTCGCCGAAGAGATCCAGAAGAAAGCACAGCGGAGCGGAATGGCCAAGGGTAGCCCGGTAGTGCCGCCGCAACCGCCGTCTAACCCATCAGCCGGACCTCCCAGTCCGGTGATGTAAGAGAGAATAAAGATGCCCTTTGAGAACCTATTAGCCGCGATCGCCGATGACGGCGAACGCAACAGTCTCAAGGCCATCTCCGAGAAGTATCCTGCCGTGAAACGATATGCCGAACTTGGGGAGCAAGTGGAACCATTACTTCCCAGGGTCAAAGCACTTCAATACGAAACTCTGCCTCCGGTAGTCGAGGAGTTGGAGAAATGGCGGCACTTCAAGGAAACAGATTGGCCTATGTGGGAACAAGAACACAGCCGCGTTCGGACATCACTAGCCGAAGCCACCGCAGAGGTGGAGAAGTTGCGGGCGCGTGGAGAACTTGATATGACCGCCGAAGACGTAAAGAAGTTGATCGATGAATCGCTGACCGCGAAGGGCGTGGTGGATGTGAACACGCTGACCTCGAAGCTGACGGAATTTCGGGACAAGGAAATCCGCCCCGAACTGAACTCGACTATCAACGGTTGGGGCAATCGCTTCCAGGAGGTCTACCAGAAATTGACGCCGAAATTCGGGGCGCACGAGAAGACCTTCGGAGAGGCCTTGGATGCGCCCGCCGTCTTCGAGCACATGAAGAAGTTGGCCGAAGCTAAGAAAACATCGATGGCGAACATCGACCCAGACGAAGCCTACAACGACTTCTACAAGGATAAGTTCGCAGCACGCGATACGGCGACCCGTGAAGCGGAGAAGAAGGCGGCTCGCGAAGAAGGCATTGCGGAGGGCCGCAAGCAAGCAGCGGCGTTGAGCGGGCACAGTCCGACGATTGTGGACGGCGGCGGTGGCGGAAGGAAGCTGGGACCTTTGCAGCGGCGCCAACTGGAACGGTTGAAGCCCAAGGAAGGCGACGCCATTGAAGCGCCTTTAGGTAAAGGGATCATCTCGCAGCAGTACGTCCAGAAGAAGTTAGAGAAGGAAATGAGCGGGAGCGCAGTATAGCGCTCCCGAAAGGCAAGATGAGGCTAGGAAACAGCGGCGATCTTTCGGTGACTCGCAAGGTAAGCGATTGCCTTGACGAGCAAGGCCGGGTCGTCCAAAAACCCACCGAGGCCTGTATTGCACTTCTCGCAAAGGAGTGCTCGGTGAGTGCCGGGGAAATTGTGATTGTGATCGACGGCCAGCCTCTCGTTCTTCGGTCCTCCGCTGGGCGGCTTACCGCAAATGGCGCACAGACCGTTCTGCGCAGTCTCAAGGGACTTTCGTCCTTCTGGACTGAGGCCGTAGAGTTTGTATTCCATACGTTCTCTACGGGACATGTGATTCTTCGGCGTGTGATACCAAGTCGTAGATCTCGCGCAGGCGCACTTCTTGCAGATGTTGCTTCTTCCGCCCGGAGATCTGCAATGAGCCGAAAAGTCATCTATCGACAGGATGGATTGGCAGATAGTACAGACCTTCTGTCCTTCGAGGATCGTGATATTCGGGCAGGTTGCGAAATGTCTCTGAAGAAGCAACTGCACGGTCTTGTGTCCGCAGTAGTTGCAAGACACAGGCATTCCCGGACCTTTCTTTGGGGCCTCTTTTATCGTCTTCGGCAGGTTCTTAGGGTTAAGCTCGCACCGTTTTCGGTGCGGCCATATTTCTCTGGCGGAATGTTGTTCTCCGCAGTGAGGACAGGCCTTGTACACGCGAGTACTCAGTCTGATCTTTGTTTGCTGGGGTTGTTCCATACGTTTAGTGTACGCCAACCCCTACTCAATGTCAATGAAATAGGAGGTACGTAGAATGGCCTTGCAGCTAACGGAGCTGGACGCCTTAGACATAGGGCCTTAGCCGAGAGATCGGTTATGCAAACCTCGTGAATTGCTGGGACACCTAAACCCGAATTGGCGGGCAAGGCAATCAGCAGCCAAGCCGACGAGAGTCGGAAGGTTCAACGATCATCCCGAGAGGGAGTAGGGCCAAGCGGCCCGAAGCGCGAGGCGACCCGAAGCGGGCCGATGAGATGATCTGCTCTGCTGGGAAACTTGCAGAAGGCCGGGAATAGCGAACCCGGTCGCAACATCAAGGATGTGTACGATTACATCGTAGAGAAGACAACGGATTAACTGATAGTCCCTTGGCGGTGAAAGCCGCCTCGAAAACCGCGTGAATTGCTGGGAAGCCCTTCGGGGTAATCAGCAGCGAAGCCCAGAAATGGGAACGTTCAACGGCCATCCCTTCGGGGAGTACGGGCAAGTGCTCGGAAGCGCGCGGCACCCTTCGGGGTGATGATATGGTCTGGTCTCACATGAAAGTGTGAGAAGGCCGGGAATAGCGAACCCGGTCGCAACACGAACGATCATCTACGGTGCAGATCCTGCATTTACTAGGCTCAGTCAGCAGAGAGCAGAACGATTCGCGGGCAACAGCCGCGTAAGGAGGCCCGTGATTGTTGGGGAACTCCTCGGCGATTTTATGGGCAAGGGCGAAACGATGGACATCAACTTCGTTACGACCGACGCGGCGATCACGGTGGACCTGAAGGTAGCGTGGGTAAACATCACGCTATACGGATGGGACGCGATGAACGACGATGGCCAAGAGGCGATTTTCAATCAGGTAGAGATGAAGTTCCTCAACGCCTCATTGAAGATGGCGAAGATCCTGGCCGTCAATATGTACCAGAACGGGCAGGGTGCGCGGGCTAAATACCTGAACGGATTTGATGAGTGGATCGACGACGGAACAAATTACTCCCAAGTCGGCGGCCAGAACCGAACCGATATCAATGGTTTGACGACTGGCACCGTTGGCGGGCTGAATGCCTATCAGGCCACGGTGACCACGTTCACCTTGGCACAACTCAACACGGCCTATGGAAACGCCTGTTGGGGCTCGGATCACCCGGACCTGATAGTGGTCACACAGAACGGCTGGAACTTGATCTGGCAGGGCACGCAGCCTGCAATGCGGTATGAGAATAAAGACAACGATCTGGCCAACGTGGGATTCCAGAACTTCAGGTTCAATGCCGCCGATGTGGTCATTTCGCGGTATCTTCCTTCGGGTAGCTCGCCGATCGGCAAGATGTTCGGATTGAACACGGCCTACGTGGAGTGGTACTTCTCCCAGGTAGACCTGTTTCAATTCGGGTTTACCGGATTCAAGGGCGTGAACAACTCGATCGATGTGAGCGGCCAGTTCCTTAGCGGCTCAAATCTAATGGTGCCAAGCCCCCGGACCTGTTTCAAACTCGCCTCGACGCTTTTCTGAGTGTTTTCAATGAGTTGCGTGGCAGAGGAAAAAGAAGTGAGGATCATGTAAATGACACAACAAGGATTAGCAGGCAATCTCGGCGGCACAATCCAGTTTTGGAGTTTCCAGTTCACCTATCTGGACCTCCAGACTACGAGCACCAGCTCCGGCGTGGCGTACACGTTCAATCTCTACAACACGCTGAGCGGGCCGCCGTATAACACGAGCACTGCGATGACGTTCCCGCAGGGCAGTTTTCTGCTCTACATGCGGGTCAAGCACTCGACATCGTTCACCGGCGGTTCGCTCACTGGGATGACGGTCAGTGTAGGGAAGTCGGGCGGGACAACCAACTTCTTCACTCAGCCGTTCAATGTGTTCCAGGCGGTGGCCGACACGACCATCCAGGAGACGTTCGCACAGCCGATGGGTCAGTTGTCGGCGGTCACCCCCCAGGTGACCTTTACGCCAACAGGTGACACCTTGGCTCACTGCACGGCTGGCGTGTTGAATATCGACGTCGCCATGTTCCGTGTGACGACTCCGTCACAGTACGTTGCCAACAACATCGTGCTCAATTCGAGCGTGCTCTAAGGAGGATTCATGCCGTCTTTCATTGCGACTCCGGCTTATCTTCCCAGCGAACAGCAGATGTTCTACGCCAATACGCTGCCTACGGCTTCGTCGGACGTGACCGGGATGAACCTCAAACTCGGGGACCTGATCTGGATCACGTCCGCCTCCGCTGGCCAGCCGCTTATTTACAAGTTGGTGAGCGCTCCCAGCACGACCTACCCTGGCGGGGCTTGGCAGAAGATAGCTGCGTGGGTGTCCAAGCCTACCTCGGTTTCGGCGGCGTACACCGTCAACGGAGCCACCGACGATTATGTCGTCATGACTGGAACCAGCGCGTTTGCAGTAACGCTGTGCGATGCCACGGTTTTCGTCGGCAAGTCCATCACGATCGCTAGAGTGGGTGCTGGCAACGGAACTGTGGTCTGCCAGTCGGGGCAGAATCTCGGGAACGCCCACACCACGATCACCTTCCACTCGGACGAATCGGCAGTCACGCTGCTGTCGGACGGAACGCAGTGGCAAGTGGAAGATGCCAGCACCAGTACTAGCTCAAGCCCGGCCCCGACGAGCAGTTAATGGAGGTCAAGAGAGGATTATGATTACCAACGTTTATCAAAGCGGATCGCAGTTCAACCCGGCTGGAGCATACAACCCAGTCACTCCGTCGCAGGTCTCGTACACAATCGCATGGCAGGGGCAATTGACGGGAAGCTCCCCGGCTGGATCGTCCTACCAGACCTCAATCACCAATCACATCTTTACCGCCGATGCGCCGTGTCAAGTGGTGGCGGTGACGGAGCGCCACAGCGTTCTGGGTTCGACCGCCGGTATGCTGGTTCACGCGGTTGGCTCAACGCCACTCGGGTCTTCGGCGAACGTGTTGGCTTCCACCATATCTCACTTCTCGGCGGTGGACGTTTATCAGCAGGGCACGCTGTTCAACTCGACCGTATTGACTGTATTGGCGGTCGGTGACGGCCTCGGCTGGCGCTGGTCAATTCCCGGTGCGTTGCCTCCGGTAGGCGGCGTCACGGTCACGCTTGAATACATCTAACAGGCTCTCACGGCAGAGGGAAAGCGCCGCGTCTGTCGGGTCAATGATCCGATGGGCGCGGCGTTATTTTTGGTATTGCTTGACCGTGATTGTGCAAGGCAATACCATTAAATTAGTCCAACGTTGGACGGCTTAGGAAGGGCAGTATGGGTTATTGTCCGGCACCTCGCGTCAACCCCCTCAACGGGATTTCGATAACGCAAGGGCCTATTTCTACGACAGCCAGCGCCCCGAGTCAAACCACGGTTGGACTTGGGGCCGCGACAGTCCTACCAGCCAACCCAGCCCGACTGAGTTTCATGCTCCAGAACTTAGGGACAACCGTGATCTACATCGGGCTAGGGGCAAATCCTACATCGAGCGCATTTCATATATCACTCCCTGCTGGCGGAACCGTTGGAGACGGTAGTAGCCGAATCTACCAGGATGCGTGCTGGAAGGGATCGATTGCTGCGGTCAGTAGTGCCATCGGTGGCCTTCTCTCGGTAACGGAGTTTACGTAAATGTGGCAGGTAGATGTCATTATGGCTTGCGCGATCTTGATTGCGTTAGAGCCGATTGGCCGGTGGACTCGGGCGATACGTAATTACGCCGACCGCCGCCGTATCCACAAGAGGCATCTAGATAGCCTATGAGAACGCTTATCCTCCTGCTCGCCTCGCTGGTGGCATTCTCCGATGAGAAGCCAGCCCCCGTGACGGACGCGCAAAAAGTGGAAGTGCTACAACTTACTAGGAAGGCTTACGTAGCCCTCCAGCGTGTCATGACGGACAGGAATCAAATCCTCCAAGCCCAGATAGACCAAAAGGAAGCCGAAAAAGAACTGAAGGAGCTTAACGAAAAGATTGAGGTTTGGCGAAAACAAGTACGTGAACTCTGCCGCGCCGATGAAAAGCACTGGGACATTAACGACGACTTCGAATGGATTGAAAGGAAACAGAAATGAGAAAATTATTCGCGGCACTCACTCTCTGTGCCGGTGTCTCCTTGGCGCAGCAACCCGTAACTGGATCTGGGACGGCGGGCACTGCTGCGCCTGGAGTAATCACCGTGCAAGGCATCTCCAGTATGATTCCCGTGAGCGTCAATTTATCACAAGAAGGAGGCTCTTCAATTACAGCCACTCCTACCGCTTATGGGTCGGCCCCGTCAGGTAATGTCATCGGGGTGAATGCCTACGTGACGAATGCCCTGTCGGTTTCACCGACTACTCCCAGCACCTCGGCCACGTATGCTTTCACTATGTATCACCATACCTACACGGGAACGGCCTTAAACATTAAGGGCAGTGCCGGGAACCTCTACGGATTTTCCGCAAGCAACTATGGCACCGTGACGTGTTTCCTTCAGTTTTATAACAACTCTGGCGTGCCGAGCATTGGAACGGGAGTAGTGGATTCCTATATGGTACAGGCTGGACTTGGGCTTACCATTGCGCCTGGACAGCTTGCGCTGGAGAATTTTACTAGCGGCATTGGCTTTGCGGCGGCTACTGCGGATGCTGGGTCAACCACAACTGGTTGCACTACAATGTCTTTGACGGCGTACTACCAGTAATATGAGGAAGTTCCTGCCTATCCTCGTATTGTGCTTGCCAGCGTTGGCGCAACAGCCAATCTCGACGGTCGGCGTGCCATACAATGAACTATTCACGCTGGCACCTAGCGGCACAATCTATGGATCTGCGGGGACCGCAAGTGCGGTCACCTACACCATCTTTGGCACCACTGTGAGCACGTCGGCCCCATACATAACAACTCCCGGCGTGTTAGCCCAAGGCCAACTGCCGACATCTACCGGGAGCGCTCTTTATACGGGCACATCCACCGTGAACACCTATATAACTTCAATCGAGTTGGTAAATGCGAGTGGTTCTTCAGTGTCATCTGTCACGCTCTACGTAAATGGCACAACCGCCGCATACGAGATTCTAGCGCCAATGACGATGGCTGCGAACACCTCGGCGATTATGAGCACGGCAGCGGGCTGGCAATTTCATGATGTGAACGGGGATCTATTAACGACCTCGGCAATAAACGGGACCGTCACTAGTGTAAGCTTTACGGGCGGATTGATCTCGGTTGGTTCAGCAACGACCACTCCTGCGTTGACTGTAGCAGGCAACAACGGAGGTATCCCTTATTTCAGCAGTGCATCTTCCTGGGCTAGTTCAGCGGCATTAACTCAATACGGGGTGTTATTTGGTGGTGGTGCTGGGTCATCTCCCACAGCTAGTGCACAGGGGGCATCTAACATGCCGCTAATAGGCCAAGGCGCGGCGAATCCGGTCTTTTCTTCGATCGCGTATCCAACTGCAATGACCGCAGGGGGACTCGTTTATGGGTCGAGCGCTACAGCACTCGCCAACTTAGCCACTACGGCCTATGGGGTTCTTGGGGCTGGAGCGACGAACCCTACTTGGATTGCTACCAGCGGAACCAGCGGAGTTCCTTTAGTCTCTGGCGGGTCTTCAACGACCCCTTCTTTTGGTACGGCTCTTGTCGCTGGTGGAGGTACGGGAGCGACATCCCTGACGGCCTATGCGCCTCTGTTCGGAGGCACGACTTCGACTGGGGCAGTGCAATCAGGCACGGCGGGCACGGCTAACCAGATGTTGGCGAGTGGCGGATCTTCAGCGGTTGGTTCATATAAAAGCTGGGCTGACTTGGATTCAACAGAGTACGCTGCGGGTGGCGGGACCGCTCAGGCGCAAACCGTGACGTTGGCTCCGCCAGCTACATTAATGGTCGCTGGATTAACGGTGATGTGGAAGGCTACGGCAGCTAATACCGCCGCCGCTCCCACCTTAACGGTCAACGGCCTTAGCTCTCCGACGATTACCAAGTGCGGGCAGAGCGCTTTGGTTGCCAACGATATATTGACAACCGCTGTCGCCATTGCCACTTATGATGGAACTTACTGGGAACTATTAAACCCGCAGACTGGGATTTGTGGCACTGGATCAAGCTTGACATCGGTTGGTACGATTAGCTCTGGAGTATGGAATGGGACAGCGCTTACGGCTTCCTACGTTCCAGCCATCGCATCACTCACGAATTACCCCTTAACGACGACCGGGGACTTATTTGTTGGTGGTTCGTCGGGAGCGGCGGCAAGGCTTGCAGCAGGAGCGCTAAATATGCCGTTGGTCGGCCAAGGGGCATCTGCAACTCCGGCGTACTCTACGGTTTCTCACCCAAGCTCCTGTACGCAGGGCGGCATTCTTTACGGATCGACCTCGACAGCTATATCTTGCGGAAGTCTCCTCACGCAATACGGGGTGGTGCTTGCCGGAGCTTCTGGGTCATCCCCGGTGTCCACGGCACAGGGGGCATCTAATATGCCTCTCATTGGACAGGGAGCGGCGAATCCAATCTTCTCAACCATTGCCTACCCAACGTCAATGACCGCAGGATATCTTGTATATGGATCATCCCCAACAGCACTTGCCGGGTTAGCAACGACCGCGTATAGTGCGTTGATGTCTGGTGCAACAAATCCAACATGGGTAACTCCCACAGGTAATGGACAATGTTTGATGTCTGGTGCAACTAGCTATGGGACTACTACCCCATCTTTCCAGACCTGTCCATCGGGAGGTAGTCCAGGCTGGAGTTCTATTGGAAATCCAACTGGCAATCTATCGCTTACAATGGCGGCCGACACTACCACTCTTACCTACAATTCTACGACTGGATCTGCTATAGATTTATTTGAGTTGACGGATACGGCCAGTAACACAGGTACTGGTAATATCTTTCGAGTTAGTACGGCGTCTGGATCAGCGGCACACCCCGTCCGGTTCGACAGCAACGGTAACGGGGTACAAATGAGTTCCGCTGGTGCGTTGGCAGTGATTGGTACTGGAGCGATTGCGGCTACTACGGTTACTGGATTGTCTATCGCAAGTGGCGGCGGTATAACAGAGACAGGAGCCTATACCGCTACGTTTGCGTTGGGTGGTACAGCAACCTTTACCATGCCAACGACTTCTCAAACTATTCCTGGTATCGGGCAAGCAAATACCTGGAGTACCGCACAGACTTTCTCCCCTACGTCTAACCAGTTGATATTTGGTGCTGGTTCTAATCTGACCACTTTGTCGTTCCCCACTAGTTCTGGAGCAGTGACTGTTACTGCTCCTAACGTTACAAGTACTCTTGCCACGCTGGGAGCTAATACGTTTACTGCTGCTCAGACTATTACGGCTGCTACAAACCAGTTAGTGTTGGGCACGACTAACACTACTACGCTAAACTTTGCCGCTCCTGCTAGCAGTATTACTGTAATAGGTCCAATCGTTGCTAGTGGATTGGTGTATGCTACTAGCCAACCTAGTGCTGGAATAGCGACCTTTGCCGGTTCGACTTACGCGGTTGGTAGTGAAGCGAATGTGACCATCGCTCAGGGTGGCACGAACGCCACCTCCGCTGCGGCGGGAACTGTTCCCAACGCTTCCAGCACCTCCGCATCCTCCTGGACGGCGGCTGTAACTCTGGGCGTGGACAACAGCGTGGGCGGCACTCTCCAACTGGCTAACCCCAGTGCCGCCTTCCACACAATCCTAGCTAGCGCGGCAACAGCCAACTACACTTTCACCCTGCCGCCCACCGGGGGCACAAATGGGTACTCCCTCACCACCAATGGATCAGGCACAACCTCATGGTCGAACATTCTCACTAACCCGATGAACACCCTCGGAGATTTGATTTATGAGAACTCTACTCCAGCGCCCACCCGTCTGGCGGGCAACACCACCAGTACTAAAAACTTCCTAGTCCAGACGGGCAACGGGACGGTCAGTGCAGCGCCAGTATGGGGAACCATTGCCTCCGGTGATCTACCTGCAATCACGCTCGATAAGTCAACATCTGGCTTGGCCAACCCCACCGCCGACGCTACCTTCACGTATCCTATTACTTCCAGTTCTGGGTTGACACTAGCAGGAACAGCTCCAGCCAGCGCAGGCGGCAACGGTACGACAGCCACAACCCTCTTCAATATCAGTGGCGTGGCGGGCGGTGCTACCTCGTCAACTGGGACCAACACTGGAGGCGTTGGTAGTTCTCCGGCCATCGCAGGCGGTACAGGAGGTGCAGCGACCGGCTCGGGCACCACCTCCACAGTGGGAGGTGCTGGTGGGACAATCACTATCACCTCGGGCACTGGCGGGGCAGGCGGGGCGGGTAATGATTCTGGTGGCGCGGGAGGGAATATCGCGTTGGTCACTGGAGCGGGCGGTGCCAAGAGTGGCTCGGGAACGGCAGGAGTATCTGGAGCCGCTACCCTCGCCCTTGCAGGTGGTACTGCGTACAACATTCCCCAAACTATTGCCACGGGTACGACTGCATCATCCTCGACTGGATCATTGAATAGTCTAGGGGCGATTACTAGCACAAGTTGTGCTACTTTGACCATCTCGGCATCTGGAGTGGCCTCAACTGATGTTATCTCGTTCACCCCGAATGCGGCGTGGGGAGCGGTCACCGGATTCACTCCAGCTACTACGGGTGGCTTAGCAATCACTGCTTATCCAACGACAAACAACGTGAACTTCCAAGTCTGCAACTGGTCCACTGGATCTTTAACCGTGGCAAGCGGGGCTGAGGTAAACTGGAGGGTGGAGCGATGATTTTACTTTCTCTTGTTCTCCTCTCGCTGTCCTGGCATCAGATTCCAATGCCGGGTCCAGGGACGATGGGCTCCCATGCTTCAGGTGGTACTCCGTCGTTGACCCAATTTTTCGGCAAGAATGTAATCACGCGTTCAACAACCACTGGTATGAACGCTCCTATTTTTACGCTAGACCCGACCGCTTGGCCCAACGGCGTGACCACCGGCTCCCTCGTAATCGTCTCGGGGGAATGGCCCAACAATCCCACTACCGGCAATGGATATGTCCAAACGTGCGCGTCACCCTGCACGCCAACTCTGACGGACAATGGCAACAGCGGAAGCGGGAATACGTGGAACTCAACTTTCACGGTCGGTTCAGGTTGCAAGGACGCTGGGATTGCGATTCCAAATGGAGCAGATCATAACATCTACTACGCGATGAATTTTGTCCCCCCTGCAACCACCACCCCAACACAAGTAACCGTGACGTGGGGGCATAAAACAGGAGATTTTTATTTCGGCCTTGGAAGTTTCTATAATATTGCTACGACGGGTGCCCTGCGAACTAGTTCCTGCAAGACTGCTGTAGTTCCAACCAATAACACGGCTCCGAACATTTCCGGCACAGGGATCACCGTGGTGGTGGGCGATCTTGTCTATATCGAAGTGGATGATGAGAGCGAAAACAACACGATACAGCAGGGCAACGCCTGGGGCGCGATCACGATACCCTCCGGCTGCACTCTATTGGATGAGAATACATTTGCCGGTCATCTGGAGATGTATTGCATAGCCACGGCGACGAGCTTTACTCCCGCGGTCACAATCTCTCAAACAACCCATGATTCATTCACTATCATGGCTGCTGCGTTCAAGCCCGGTTCGGGAGGGTCGGCCCCGACTGGATCTGGGGCACAGGTGCTCGCATCCTCGCAGAATATGTCTAATGTGGCGGCTACATATGTGCAAAACATTCCGTGTCCCACAAATACAACCATGGTGGTTGTCACCGACGATGCTTCTTACGTGACAAGTGTCTCGGATAGTCTCAGTAATAATTTTTCCAGCGTGTCAAATGGTGGTGGAAGTGGGACGGTCTGGTACCACAGCGTCACGATCTCAAACCCCAATACCTATACGATTAGTGCCGTCAGCGCTGGCGGAGGCAACGACCTTCTGACTTATTACTGCACCACAGCTACCTCTCTCGACACGGCAGCAACGGCTGGCTCTGGCAGTACTCAAATCACATCCTCATCTGTCTTTAAGGACACGACAGCGGGCAGCACTCCATCCACGGGTGCCTCGATATCCGGGGTGCCACTGATAACTCCAGGCGAAACCAATGATTTATTGATTGGTACTGGCACAATGGGAACGGGGCCTGTTCTGTCTGTCTCAGGTCCGACCGGTGTAGTGGACGATTTCCCGTGCCCAACCGCCATCAACGCTTGTTCCGTCACGACTGCCGGGGTTTGCGGCGGTGATTCGAGTGGACTCACAAATGGCGATGTCGGCCTCCACTTCTTTGACACAGCGCAGACACAACTAAGCTTCAATTTTGTTGTCAATCCGAGTCAATCGCTAGGTATGCTGATTACGGCGTTTCACTAAGACAGAACTAGGCTTTTCTGTCGGGTCCGGGGGCGGGTTGGCGGATTGCAAGAAGGCGGGCGTCCCCCTCAATTTCCTCGGCAGTTACGCTGACGCACACGCGGAATAATTGGTCACCGATTCGCAGCAGCACGTACTGCTCACCCGGCGCATCCGGCGGTGGCCACCGCGATCCGCCATAAGGTTATCGAGTGATTGAGCCGGGAAGCGCCTGCTACTGGTTGCCGCAGTACACGCTTGATCTGGGATATGCCGGAGAAAGTCTCTTGACTCTACCAACGTAAATCCCTATACTCAGAGTCATGAAAACGGTCCTTCTCTCTCTGCTGGCTTCCCTCGCTTTTGCTCAATCCCAAGAACAGCCCAAGATTCCCGATGCGGAAAAAGTGAAGCTTCAGGACGCCAAGATCACTTTATTGACCATCGAGAACCAGATGGCGCAAATCCAGATTCAGTTCAACGGCCTGTACAAGCAACACGAAGTGGCGCAATCGGCCTTCGATCAAGCGGCGACCGCTGCACGGAAAGCGGCTAAATGCGAGAACTGCACGCTGACCGACAAGTTGGAGTTGGTCAGGCCACCCGAAGCTCCCAAGGGGGTTGTGAAACCTCTCACTACGCCGAATCAAATGGAGAAGTAGTCCCACGAGTGCTTATTCTCGGGGCACACAGGAGGAAATTAGATGCCATACCCGTGTTCACCAGTTTTGTTGCGTCACCCGTCGATGGCAGACGCCAAGATGTACAACGAGACAGTCATCGCCAAGGACCAACCTGAGTACTTGCCCCTTCCGTCGATCATCAGTTCTAGGCCAGATGGGGTAGTGACCACCCGGTGGAGGTTCACATGGAAAGAACGTTTCGATGTTCTATTTTCCGGCAACCTCTGGCTTCAGCAGATGACTTTCCACCAGAAACTCCAGCCCGTCAAAATGATAACCGTGCAGCCGACCGCTGCGGAGTACCTTTAGATGCAGGTAACGATCATCAGCCCCGTCACTTTCGAGCCTTGGGATATGCGCAACCCTGAGGACCCCGGAATAGGCGGTTCGGAGACCGCCGTTGTGGAGGTTTCTAGGCGCTTGGCGAGGCGCGGGCACGAGGTGGTGGTCTACGCCCCCCTGCGGCAGGATACGCCCCCTGAGTGGCTAGGGACGCGCTGGCTACCCCTTTCTGAGGCCGATTACACCCGGCCTGGATGGTGGTTCGTGTCTCGGTGCCCAGAGGTCCTCGATAATTTCCCCCTTGAGCATCCCGGACAGGTCTTGTCATTGGTTAGCCAAGATGTGTTCTACCCCCACCTTACCGAGGAACGGTGGGAGAAATTAGACCGCTTTATCGCTCTCTGCCCGACTCATGCCAGTTTCACGATGAAAGAGTACCCCAAATACGCCAAGAAGGTGTGCCAGGGGTTCAATGGCATCCGAAACGACTTGATACGGGAGATCGAGGCCGAAGGCGTGCCCACGAGAAATCCAAGGAAGATCATCTTTGCCAGTTCTCCTGATCGCGGACTCCTCCCCCTGTTGAAGATCTTCCGTAAAGCGCGTCAGTGGGTGCATGACCTTGAATTGGTCATTGCCTACGGGTTCGACAACATGGAGAAGATCATCGCCTCGAACCCGCCGACCAATCAGTGGAAGCTGATTTACGATGAGGCCATGCGGGAGATGAAACAACCGGGGGTCACTCATCTGGGCAGGATCGGGCAGAAGCGGCTATACCAGGAGAAATTGTCCTGTGGGATGTCGGCTCACCCGACGCTGTTTACGGAAACGGGGTTTATTTCTGGTATCGAAGAAATGGCGCTGGGTGCCATCCCGATCATTTCCCCAACATGGGCAGCGGGAGACTATTGCCTTCATGGAATCTGGATCTTTGGTGATCCAGAAGATCCGTTAACGCAGGCCCGGTATGTTGGGGAGATTTACAAGCTGGCGTCCAACGTGGGACTGCAAGAGCAGATCCGCGCCGACATGATGCCGTGGGCAAGATCTACCTTCAACTGGGAGCGGTACATCGACTTCATCGAGACATGGATGTATGGTGTCGAGGATCACAAAAACACCGGCGCACAGTTCATCTTTGCGCTCAAGCACTCTAAGGGTCAGGGGAAGATTCTGAATGTAGGGTGTTGCGACGATGGCGGAGAAATGCGGAAGATCGGTGCCGTTAATCTTGACAAGTACGAGTTCGACAAGCACCTTTGTAAACCCAACGCAGCGGACATCATTTCAGACGCCCGCGACCTCCCCCGACCGTTTCAGCGGCATTCGTTCGATGTTGTGGCCGCGACAGAGATTCTGGAGCACTTTCCCACGGACGCGGTTCCCAAGCAACTCTTGAAGTTCAAGGAACTGCTGAAACCCGGTGGCAGGATTGTCTTCACTGTTCCGAATGACACGCGGCATCCGAATCCAGACGACTCCATAGCACCATCGGGATATGGTGAGCACCATCACTGTCCTCCTGAAGTGATCGACTCGTGGCTGAGGGAAGCGCATTTGAAGGCAATTGTCCGATACCCAATCGAGTATGGATTTGACCCAGTATGTGGGGAAGGGGTGGTAGCAGTGGACGACAGACCGAAGTACTCTGTAGTGTTTGTGGATTACGATCCAGAAGGTAAAGTCAGGGAGATGTCGGCCCGAAGCCTTGGGTTAATCAAACAGAACTCCCCCGAAGGGATCGAGATCATCGTTGCCGATCAGAAAGGAGAGGCCACCGCCATCAATTTAGCCTTCGAAAAAGCGCAAGGGCAGTTTATTTTCATCGTGTGCAATGACGTTATGATCGAAGATCCCGATTGGCTGGAGACAATGGCAGTCCCAGAAACGGTTACTTCGTGGGCACCTGAGACCTTCGTATTGACTGGCCAGATGAAGCTGGAAACCTCGCTGTGGTGCATCCCGAGAAACGTCTACGAGGCTGTCGGCGGATACGTTTATGACGAGGAGTTCAACGGAGGATACGGATTTCTCGATGACGATTTTCTGGCGCGAGCCAGAATCGCCGGGTTTACAATCGCCGTTAAACCCGTTAGAGCCCAACACCTTCAAGGCCAAACCTTCCGCTCGTATTATGACCAAGAAGAGTTTCGTCGAAGGTACGACCGGAACATGGAGATCTTCAAGAAGAAGTGGGATCACGCCAAGCCTCCCGGAGGATGGCTGAGATGATTTATATATTTGACATTGACGGTACCCTCGCGGATTTATCGCATCGCCTTCACCTAATCACTCGCAAGCCAGACCACACACCAAACGCGGCAGATTGGCGCGCTTTCTTCGCGGCTTGTCCCAACGATAAGCCAATAGATGAAGTGATCCGAGTCGCCAGGATTCTATGGGATGCCGGATACGGAATAGTCCTCATATCGGGGCGAAGCGACGAAGTGGAGGCCGCGACTACTTCATGGCTTGTGAAGCACGATGTCCAGTTTAGCGGCCTGTACATGCGCAAGCAAGGGGACCACCGAGAAGATTCCGTTGTGAAATCGGAGTTGCTCGACCAACTCATTAAAGACAGGCCAGGAGGAGTTGAAATCGGTGGAGTCTTTGAGGATCGTAAGCAAGTAGTGGACATGTACCGCGCTCGTGGCCTACGGGTCTTTCAAGTTGCGGACGGTAATTTCTAATGACGCCTCTGGTCAGTGTTCTCAGCCCCACAATTAGGGGGCTTCAGGCCCTTCGGCCCATCGAGCAATCCCTGAAGGATCAGACGTGCCAAGATTTTGAATGGCTGGTGGAGATCGACAGCGGAAAAGAGCATCGGCTCAACGCCGCATTCAACTCGATGCTCCGTAGGGCGCGCGGGAAACTGGTGGTGGTAGCTGAGGACTGGCTCTGGTTTGAGCGCGACGGACTTCAGAAGTTTGTTGAGGCATTCAGATCCATGTCGGGGTACTTCTTCACCGCCCCTGTCCCGAAGGCTCCTGGGTATTGGGAGATGAACGGGAAGATGTTCTACAAGACACCCTTAGTCAAAGAGTGGAGATCTGAAAATCGCGGTGAACCGCATTGGATGAACTGGGAGGCCGATTGGGCAGCGGCACCACTGAAGGCATTGAAGGACATCGGCGGGTTCGATGAGCGCATGGACCAGAAATGGGCTTGCGACAATCAAAGCGTCGCGTTTCGGGCGAGCAAGCGGGGGTGGAAATTCTGGAATCTGATCGACAACCCCGCCGTGGCTTTAAACCATGATGCGTTTTGGGAGCACCCCTTCCGTCATCTGTATGACCCGGAGTGGTCCAAACAACAGATTGAACGATTTGAGCACGAAGACCTGCCGCCACTGGAGTGAACCATGCTGCTGATGAATAAGCCGATTGGGACCCTTGGGATCATGGGATCCGTTCCCTCGGTGCCGTGGGAGTTCTGCTGGTCCCTTGCCCAAATGATACAGTTCGACTCCGAGTTCCTTTGTAAGCCCGGTGAGTATGTTCACTTGATGGCCCCGAGCACTTCTTACCATTCCTCCGCGAGAAATCAGCTTGTGAAGGGGATGATGGGAGACTGGCTGCTGATGTTGGATACCGATCATGCTTTTGACCCCGACATCGCGGTTCGTATGATTCAGTTGATGAAGAAGTGCGATGTGGAAGTGCTTTCGGCCCTCTATAGGTACAAGGTCTACCCTCACCTCCCAGTGGCCTTTCATTGGAACGAAGAAACCCAAGGCTTCGTGACCATCGCGGAACTGGACTGGAACGCCATGCTCCAGCAAGTATCGTGTGTGGGGGCCGGATGCCTGTTGGTAAAACGCCGGGTATTCGACCGGATTCAGAACGAATTAGGGGAACAGCCGTTCGACATCATCGGCCAATGGTCCGAGGACTTCTCGCTCTTTATACGCCTGCGGAGGTTGGGGATCAAGACCTACATCTCTCCCCTAATCGAGAGTTACCATTTGCGAACCCACAAGGTCACGAATGCAGACTACGATCGAAGCGCCGTGCAGACGATGCCGATCCCCACAGGTGGGGAGATGGTGATCGGAAAGAGATAGGGGGTCCCACGTTGGACTGGAAATTCGAGTGCCCAAAAGGATGGGAGGTCATCCAGAAGTGGGGAGACGGCTATGCCGTTCGCGAGAAAGATGGCGGGTTACGGGTCCTGGTGGACTGCGAAGAGAAAGAGGATGGTCGCCAATGGCTACATGTGTCTTATTCTCGCAAGTCTTGGACACCAAACCACGATGACACCGTGAAGATCAAGAACGCTTTTATAGGCAGTGACCTCTATGCTTACGCGGTCTTCCCGCCAGAGGAGAATTACGTCAACATCCATGCGCACTGTTTGCATTTGTGGGCAATGATGGAAGGAGACGGAAAGGTCTTGCCGGAGTTCAGTGGGGTTATCCCGGGCATCGGCAGGAGCATCTAAAAAACAAAGGAGAAACAATATGTCTTGGGGAGTAAGCAGTGTTGGCAGACCAATTCCGGTAGCTGCCAAACTCGCCACGCAGTTCGCCAAGAACCCGTGTGTCGAGCCAGAAGAAACAGTCAGACAGGCGGCGGCGGCGCTGATCGCGGCGTGTCTTGCAGCGCAAGATCCAAGTTCCGCCGTCGCTGTGACGGCGGGAGGTTACCAGAGCGCTATCTACGGAGCAGGTGGCAAAGCGACTGGGACGTTTCAGAACGCCTTGAACGTCAAAATTGAACCACTCTACGGCTTCGTGGAGTAGTCTTCAAGGGGTACGCGCGTTTGGCAGGGGATAATATGGCTTGCAGGAGAAGGCAGTATTGTCGTCACGAAAGGAACTGCTGGATTATCCTTGGAGGTTTAGCGATGTGGTGTTACGTGTGTGGAGCATGGCGGAGATTAAAGGACCGCTCACCTGATGGACCATGGCATAAGCCTTCTGGAGACAGGAAAGTAAACCCAGCGATGTTCGACAAAGGCTTATAGTCCCACGTTGGGCCCCTTCATTTCCCTGTAAATTAGTGATACGCTTCGCTTAGGAGTATTCAATGGACGGGCTGGTCATCGGACGGATCGTTTACTATTGCATTCAAGAACAGGACCTCAGGCCGGACCAGAAACATCATGCCGGAGAAGTAGTCGCGGCCATGGTGGTATCCGTGGTCCAAGACACAGGAACGGTCAACCTGAGCGTCTTCCCCGACTGGTCCAACAACGGGTTCTACAGCTACGCGAGCGCCACCCCGCAACCTCTTGGGCTGGTTTGGAAAACTTCAGTTCAGTATTCCGAATCCCCCGAACCGGGGAAGTGGTTTTGGCCCCCAAGGAAGTAACCGATGTCGGGAATCTCGCTATGGGATGCGCAGGGCCAAGTCAGGGAAATCTGTCCCCGTCCAGAAACGCTAGTCAAGAATCTCATCAATCGCAGAATCTCCAATGTAGTTGATGCGCATAACTGGTCGGACCTGATGCGTATGGGGATCATGGTGGTCCCCGCCCAGTATAACGACGGAGGGACTCTGACTCTCACCTCAGGCTCTAATCAAGTTGTGGGGGTTGGGACGAACTGGCCAGTAAACGACGCTGTGAATACGGTCTTGGCGACTCCGATCACCGACTCACCGGGGTACGTGGAAATTCAACCAGGTTCGCTTACCGGGATTAACCAGGGCATGTATCTCCTGCTGGATCAGGGAACTCCCGCGAGCACCGAAGTAATTAGTGTCCAGAGCATCAGGGGAAATAAATTCACGGCGTATTGCCAATATCCTCACGCAACTGGCGTGACGTTGCAGGCATCGAGTTTGGCGGGGCTTCAGTTGAACACTGGAACATACGTGCCGACCGTTCAAGCAGTGACTTCAAGTACAACGCTTCAAACGGACATGCCGTATGGTGGGGTTCCACAGACGGGGATCACGTACTACATTTTCATGCTTTACGCTAAGCCTATACCTGCCGGATCAACGATCCCGAGTTCAACGGCCAGACGAATGTTGTACGCTTACGATGCGATCGCGGGGAACGTGGTCGGGATAGGGAAGACTAGCGACTGGCTAGCATTCCAAGATCCTCAACTACAGCAGGGCGGAAACCCGGAGGAACTGATAAGTATGCCTCCAGACCCAGGTGGTTGTATGCAGTGGGCCATCTGGCCGATACAAACCGGCGCATACGGTATCGGGGTTGTGTACGAAGACGGGTGGCCTACTCTAAAACAGCCAAATGACATGCTCCCTCCGTTTCTTAACCCGCAAATCTTTATCGCCGGAGCCGTGGCTGATTGTCTTCGGACTCGTGTCATCCCCAACGACAGATCAAAGGACCCTTTTAATGATCCGCAGGGAGCGATGTATTGGGAAAAAGAATTCGAGCGCCTGATGGAAAATGCGATCCAGAGCGATCAGGGTCGTTATCTTACTGACCTTCAGGATTACAGATTACAGATGAATCAATTCGCTCCGACGTGGAACTGGTATGTCAATCATGCAGCCTATCAACCGGGTGCGTACTAGGAGCCGTGTCGTGCGTTTCGGTACAATCAAGTTAGGAGGTTCAACGTGGGACGAAGCGCGGAGTGTAAATCGGAAACGGTTGCCGAGAACGAAAAGTACCGCTACATCCGTACCGACAGTCGGGCCATGTCCCAATTGGTGGCTATGCCTAATCGCCGAGGGATAAAGAGAATCCCCTATGTAAATGGAGTCGCTTCGGAAAGCATCGGGACGATAGCCAATCGACTGGCAGCATTTATGGCTAAGCACTACATGGCCGACGAAGCCGTTTACGTCTTGCGTGCGCTGGGGACATCGGAAAGAGGATAACCATTATGGGACAAGCAAATTTCGAACGGCACATCAGCCATCTGACGCCGCTTTACGGCAAGAATCTGAAAGGACCAGACCAGGCGGCGATGCAAGCCAAGCAACGGATCGAGGACCGAGACAAGGTGATATTCAACGGCCCTGCTCAACTTGGCCATTGGACTCCGCCTACCGACGCCGAAATCAAGCAACGCAAACATGACTGGAAGGCTATCGGCGTCATGGCAAAACGAAAGACTCGCGGCGGAGGGACCTTTAGGAGCGGCGATTCGGTCTGTGATTGACTCTCTGAACTGCCGTGAGATCAGGGAGGAAGCATGGCACGCAAGAGCAAGAAGCGCGGCAAGTGGATGCAGGCAGCCCGCGAATCCATGGAGAAACGCGGAACCGTTGGGAGCTTTGGTAAGGCGACTCGTTCCAAGATCGCGGCAGCGAAACGCAAGGGTGGGCTAGCAAAGCGTAAGGCTGTTATGGCCGAGAACTTCAAGCGGGCGGCGCAGCACCGGAAAAGGAAGCGCGGCGCAACAAGGCGGTGAGCCTACGTGAGCCAGTCAAATTCAGGTTGGGAAGTGTGGGTTGTGGAAAACGAAAACCACATTGTTCCCGTCGATGACTGGATGGTTCATGCTCGCTCAAGACATTGCCAATGCCTGCCGTTCGTAG